ACATAAATAGTATCTGCAACGCCTGTGATAGGGAATGCAGCAAGGTTTGCGTATTCTTCAACTGTTCCCGTAAATAAAGACGCCATTTGTGATAGCGTAATTTTTTTACTTATGCCCGTTGTAGGGTCGCCTATAATCGTAAGGTCTGATAAATCTGGCGCAAGTTCTGTCGCTAATTGATTAATTTTTTTTGATTCCATTAAAATTGATAATTTGAAGGTACTTGACACCTATTGTTAATAAATGGCACTATTAATGTTGCATCTAATTTCACGCCCGCTAATAAATCAGGATCGCTTTCTGTGTAAAATGTAACGGGTAAGTTTTGACTTAATGTCCAAGTTACAATAGAATAATCCTCTGGGTATCTTAATTGCGCCACTCCATCACCCGCAACTTGTGTCATATCTGATAAAACTTACGTTTCGTTTGTTTCTTCCATAAGCATACGATCCATAAAGTAAAGACTAAATGAGAAAGCTATTTCCTTAGCGCCATAATTTGCACCTGTTAAAGTAAAAAACATAGCAGGATAAGTTACCTCGCCATTGCTTAAACGTTCCCAGACATCACCAAAATAGACGTAATTAATTTGCTCGTGGTCGTTGCCTATCTTTGTTAATTCTTTCACTATTTGATTTAGTGTCATTCTTTTTTGCTTTTTCCAAATAAACTTTTAGTTTAGTTTGGTTTTTTATTGTTACTTGTTTACTCATATATTAGCAGCAACCAATATTTCCCTGATACCTTTCTTCAAAAGTTTTTTTATTCTTACCCTCATAATCGTCATTGCAACAAGCATCACCTAAATACATTGAAACCGTGTAACCCTCATTGTCAGGTTTGATTGAATCAATGCCGCTACCAAAGTTTAAATAATTAGGATAAGAAGCATTGTTTTGTTTCAGATACTTTATTAATCTTTGTTTATAAAATTCTGCTCTTGCTCTGTATCTATTTGCCACGTCAATCATATCCTGCATTGAAGGGCTTTCCTGATTCTCGCCTGTCTTTCTTATTAAACCCTTATTGTAAAACTGATATGATAAACCTTGTGGAAGCTCTGACATAACAAAATAAATTAAACAATCTACAATGTAGTCGTCTAATAAAGTTGTCTGTAATTGCGTATATGTATTTGCATCTACTGCCGTTTGTAATTCATTGTACAATGCAGAACCTAAAGCAGGCAAAATATACATATCTTGCGCGGTCTTAATTTCAGGCAATACTAATTTTTCTTCTACGTTAGCGTGAAGCCCTGTTCTATCTTTAATAGATTGTACTGATATGAATAATGTGTTTTTGCTCATTTTATTTTCTTGTTACTATATTTGAAACCCATTCGTGTCTGCAACTTGGGGAATGTTCATTAGTATTTGGTTTTGTGTACCAACCACCTCCGCGATCCCAAACAGAATATCCTAAACGCGCACTAATTGTTTCTATTTCTGAACGGCTATACATTTTGTCAGCAGTTAATAAATATTTACAAAAAGGTCTGCTTGTTTCTATATCTTTATTTGTAAAGCCTTGCTTCCACTCATAAGAATATCTAATTAGTAACTCTTTTGTTTGTGGTTTAATTTTTGTTAATATATCGTTTAATGGCTCTGTTAATGTATGCTCAATAATTGTATTGCTATCAATCCCCTCGCCAATAACATATTCGCTTGGTTGAATATATCCGTTTGCTATTAATGTTTTAATAACTTGCTTGATAGTATCTTCGCTTTGTTCAAGCGTTGTAGCCAATACATCTGGCGTTATTCTTTTATCCTTAGACATTAAATCAAGCACATTAGCCTGTAATTGGTTTACCTCTGCAAACATTTGATATTCTGAATCGTCATTAAAGCGCGTTCTTGACCTCCAAATATTAAAGCTATCCTTTGCGTCGCCAAACTCAAAAAACACGCTAAATTCGTCTGAAAATTGCGCTTGTTGGGCAACGGGTTGGTATTTACTGATATCAATTCCTGCCTTTTCAAGTAACCATTCTTTTGGCGCTATTTCTTTTAATATGTTTTCAGTAAATTCAAAGCCAATAGGCTCGGTTGGAATTATAAGTAATTCAGGTTCTGCAATGCCTCTATATTTAGCCAACATATTAAATACACTTTCAAGATGCATTTGTTTGCTATTTACATAGGTGTTTTTGAATATCTCGTAACCATCCCTCATCTCAGAACGGCTACCTAATTTACCCGCCTCTGCAATACCAAAAATTGACGGCGTTGTAATTTGATGCCCTGAAAATATATTAGTTTGGATTAATGAATCCACACGCCCGAAATCTTCTTTTGTAATATCAGAAGTTCCTAAGTCATCAACTATTGGCTTCCTTGCGCTATCATTAACAAAAGCTAAAATAAACTTCTTGCCATCTGATCCGCTAAACCTACTTGTAAAACGCTTTTCAATATTACGCTTTTCTTCGTCTGAAGGTTCACCATTTGGCAGGGTAATTAATTTGCTTGCGCTAAATCCTGTTTGCGCATTACCTAAGACGTGCTTAGAAATCTCAATATCTGATTCAATATAATTAAGCGCACCAAAGTAACCTGGCAATGAATAGAAGCCCATATTAGGGCGGTATTCTTTAATATAAAGTATTTGTTTGCCTACGGGGTTATTGGCATTAAAGGCAGGGTAAACCATTGCCTTTTCGTTCCTGTCATCCCATTTTTCTTTATACCAGAATTGAGTATTGTCTTTATTAGTTCTAATCTTAGTATAATCGCAATGCCATACTTCAGATAATTGCTTTGTTACTGACCATATAATTTCTAAATAATATCCACCAAATAATTCAGCATCTAAGGAAACTTTGCGGGTTAAGTCATTAAGACTTTCCATTCTGTTAACCTTTTCAATAAATGCCTCTGCCTCTGGACTTCCTTTCCAACCATTTGCGCTAATATAATGAACCTTGCTTTTTACAATCGCATTATGTTTAGCTGACTTGTTGAATAGGTCAACCAAATAATTAGGATAGTCATTGCGGTCGCCATACTGAATATATCCCTCGCCCTTCTTTTCTTTAAATTCAGGCTGCTTAGCTTCCGCAAATGTTAATACTCTTAAATCCATTATTGTCTTATTTTATAAGTGTCTGTTGTTGAATATTCAGTAAACGACATAGCCGTTCCGATAAGTTCCATTATGCCTGATTCAAGCATATTTAAACCCACAGGATTTGTATTGGTTGGGCTTGCTTGCTCATATATTTCGTAGTCGTATTGACCATTCAAAGAAGATGCAAAGTTAGTATTTGTAACAATACTAAATTCATTGTACCTATCCTTGTACAAACTTATGTCTGTATTATTTAGCTTAACAAATTTAACCTCAGTATTTGCGCTTCTGTTAGTAAACACAAACAAATAATTAGGGTTAGTTAATAACTCCTTTTCGGTCAATGTTAAAATAATATTTTGCGTCTGCCCTTTCGTTAACCTCATCATATTACTAAATAGCAGAAATTTCAATTTGTTGCAGATAGGGGATAAATAACCTAATATGTAAAGTTTTAGCTTTACTTTTTTATATAAATCAGTAGTATTACTACTAATTTATGTAACTTAATCACACTTTTTTGTACGAATAAATGTTCCCAATTCGGTAACAAGTTCTCTAATAGAAAACTTTATAAATCAATAATGTATCATATAAAGGATAAAATGAGCCGATAATGAGCGATATACGGCTCATTAATGATCTATAAAAAAAACCGCCGAACGAATTAACGAACGGCGGCAAACCTATAAACCTATGAAAACCTATGCGCCTGCTGTTTCCAGAACAGAATAAACTGCTTGTGCAACGCTTGGTGCTAATGCAGGCTCAGAACCTGTAAAAGTTAAAGTGAAACCACTTCTGTCCGCTTGCGCAGTACCGGTAGATGCTGCATTTGCAGTCATATCAATACCACGAGTTTTTCCTAAATACCAATAAATGCCGTTGCTATCTTTTGCAACTGCCACTAAACTATTTTGCGCTAACAAAAGTAATTCATTTCTTGTATTGGTTTGTAATTTGTTTAAAATTATTTGTAGTTCTTGACCATAAACAACTGTTCCGTTTGCAACAGAAGCAGTCATAGTTTGATTGAACATTGAAGTATCTTTAACTAAAGCATACTTCCAAAAACGCTTACCTGTCGCCTTAGTCAAAGCAGTAATTACACCACTTGCTTCAGTTGACGCGGTTACGTTTGCCGCTTCTGTGAAATATACTTCTACGATACCGCCTAAACTATCGCGACAATCTAAAGTATATCCTTGTGTTAATGCACACGCCATTATTATTTAATTTAATATTTTAAAAAAAGGGGGTATTTTACACCCCCGAATAATTATGATAAGATAAACTTAACCATCTCGTCTGGGAAGGCAAAGTTTACACCCATTTTAAATTCACTTACAAATCTAACTTGGTCAGCTTCTTTTGCATAGAAAATTTCAAACTTTTCTTCTTCGTTCAACAAATCTGTTCCTAAGAACAAGTTGCTTAATCTTGAAGCATAAATTTTATTTGTTCCGTTTAAACCTTGTAAAGCAATAACTTTAATAGGAGTACCCGGCAATACAAATTCGCTATCAGACTTACCATCAAAAGAATAATTAAACATATTAGCATTCTTCAATGCAATAGTGTAAGTTCTAAATGTGTCCATACCGCAGAAAATAGTCATATCATCATAAGCTACAACGTCAGCAGGGATTGCTTTGTAAACACCATCAAAAATGCTTACTACGTTAGTTGCTATAATTCCTGTTGCAGCACTAATAGGCGCACCAGAAATATAAGTTGCAGAGTTAGCAGCTACTACTCCAGATGCAGCCCCAATTAATTTAACAAGCCCGTCAAATTTTGAAAGATTCGCATTGCCTGAAGCCGTATCGCCCTGCCATAACGCAGTTTCTAATTGAGCAGCAATAGTCTTAGCTTTTTTCGCAGCAAACTCTTGCTCAAAAGGAATAGAATCATAAATTGATCCTGTTGGTAATGCTTTTTGTAAATACTTAGCTTCTAAGTCTTTAGGACAAAGTGCTTCGTTTACTTTAATTTTTCCAACTGTTACTGTTCTTTGAGTAAAAGTTGTTGAACCAGATGCAGTAAATCCGCAAGATCCACCTGCTTGGAAGATTGCGTCTGTGTCCATAATGTTAATCGTTTCTGCTGACTTTACGCCAACCATAACGTTACCTGCGCTCTTAATTAAAGATGCAGTTTTTGCGCCTAATACAGAATCCGTTACCAATAAGGCTTCGTTTTGCTCTGTGTATGCGGCTAATGCTGATACGTCAAATGCCATTGTTATTAATTTTTAATGTTTAAAATTGCTTGTCTATATTTATCTAATCTTTGGCTTTTAATATCATTTGTTTTAATAAATGAATTAAAGCTATTAGGTTGTTGAATTGGGTCGGCTGAAGGTGTATTTGAAAGTGCTTCGATTAATTCAGCTACTTGTGCAAATCCTTGCTTAACCTTATTTTCCAATTCTAAAACTTTCTCGTCTGATACTCTTTTAGCTTCAACTAATTCTGCAATACTTGCATTGAATTGTTCAGCCATATTTTCCATCTTTTTGTCATCCTTAGATTCAACCTCTACTTCAGGTGTAACATCTTCAACCTTAGTTTCAATAGCAATAATTTTGCCATTCTCGTCTAAAGTAATTTGAGTTCCGTCCATCAATTCGTGGTCTCCTGCAGGTGCCATAGTTCCGTCTGCTAAATTAACAGATCCGCCAACCTCTAATGCTGAAATTTCAACTTTAGTTCCGTCCATCAAAGAATATTCAGCCATCTCAACCTTAGTTTCATCAACCTTAGTTTGTTCAGCTTCTACTTCTTTAACAGGCGCAGCGTTGTCCTCAAACAATGCCTTAATTTTTAAAATTGCTTCCTGTGCGTTCATACTTTTTTTATTATATAGTGAAAAAATGAAAAGTTTATCACTTAACTTGTGATAATATTTTTTTGATAGCATCAACCATTGATGCAACCTTGTTAACTTCTTTAGGTTTATAGTTAAATAATCCCTCGACGCTAAAGCCCATAATCTCGCCATTCTTTACTTTCTGCCAAGCATCTTCATTATCTACTATCATACTACCGAACCAACTTCCATCAGGTGCATCTTCAAATCCTTTCATAGGCAATATGCCACGCGAAGGGTCTGAAATAAAACTTTCAAATAATGTAACCCCATCAAAAGTTGAATTTGAATTATGCATTAAATTCACATTACTCTGGAATCCTTTTTTGAAAAACTTTTGCACAATTTTGAGAATAGTTTCACGACTAAAAGCAACATAATAATCGCCATAAGTAGCATCGCTTCTAAAAATAGGAGTATCAGCCAACATAATAGCACCAGAAATAATACGGCGATCTTCATTTGTAACTTCAAATTTTTGAGTTTTACTAAATGCATTCCAATTCTTTTGTATTGCAGGGCTATCAACTAATGATATAAAATCTACTTGTGAATCATCTTCAATGTCATCTGTAATATCCAACATGTATATTGGTAATTCTTTATTCATAATACTAAATAGTTTTTTTTTAAATATTTATCGTTTAGAGAAACCTTGCTCTGTTTTGAATTTCTTCCTCTCTTAATTGAGAATCTGTAATATCGCTTTGAATCACATAAGCACGAACTGATCCACCACCACCTCCTCCTCCATTTCCTCCTCCTCCTCCATTTCCACCGCCACCTGTGTTTGGTGCGTCTCCTCCTCCTGTATCAGGGATTGATCCCCCTCCTCCTCCATCTCCTGTACTTGGCAATCCCCCTCCTCCCAAATCTGGTGAAACTACGTTTCCCTCTGAAGCAGATTCATAGTTTTGAGCTTTAATTAAAGCTACTTGCTTATATCCAAATACTAATGCCGCCGCCGCCGCAACCGCTCCTAATACAGGTCCGACTATTGGAATAATTGCAAGAGATTGATATGCTTGAACTGCAGCCTGTAATGTTCCTATAATTGCTTGAGCAATTTGTGTTTTCTTATTTTGTTCAAATGCTTTCTTTCTAAGTTTTTCTTCCTCTACTGCATTACCTTTTACTTTTTTAAGGTCTGCGTCAAGTTGCATTTGGTTTACCTTACTTGCTGCAGAAAATACATTATTTATTGCACTTAATGCCGCAGTCGCATAACCTAAATATTCATTTAATTGTTCTGCCTTAGTCGCCTTAACTTGTTTAGCATATTTAGCTTCAATAGCAATTTGCGCTTTTTCAAATTCCTCTTTGGAAAGTTTCTTTTGATTATATTGTTCTTCAAGTTCTGTTAATTCTTTTTTCTCTGCTAAATTTATAAGTTCTATTTTAGCATCATAA